CGGGCTTACCCGCTGCCTCACGTCTTAAAGCGTTCCACGCTAGAAACATTAGATCGGAAATTCCGATTTTCTCCTGAGCCTGTTGAATTGTGAATCCTGTTTTCTGTTCCCACTTCGCAAACTCAGGTGGCTGAGCTGTCGTCGTAGTAACTTTTCCGTCGTTCGTTTCGATCTGGATTTGTAGTTTCATGCTCCCGATTTCTTTTCTTTAGAGTGTTGGTGTGGTCACGCATGTAAAGCTGAGCGATACAGTCTGAGCGTCTGGAGCTGTTCCTCCGGCGCTTGGGAAAATTGGCTGCACGTCAAAGTTGAAAACTGATCCGCTTGCAGCTGTGAAAACGACTGCGAGTGGAGTGTTTGGTGCGCTGTCTGCTGCGTTCCATAGTGAATTGCAAAGTGAGCCGCCAGCTGTCCAGTCGGCAAGCATTTCGACCGCGAAAGTACCTTGTGAATCAGTAGTGTAATAAGCCTTACCGTCTAAAGTCTGGTAAGTGTTGATCGTTGACTCGATAGTTAGAGTCGCGCTTGTTGCTTGTGCGTCATAAGTGTCACCGTCAATAGTGAAAGTTATGTCGCGTCCCGTTACGATTGTTGTTGGCATTTGTTCTCCTAGTTTTCTTGCTTGTAGTAAGTGGAAACGTCAATATCCGAAGTAAGGAAATTACTCGAACCTAACGCAGTAATCGACGGACGCGAAACGTCGCCGACAACGTATCCCGACGGAATAGCCGCGAGAATTTGTAGTGATAACTTCTCGAGATTATCGAGAGCGCCCGCGTTATTGTTGAACGCGACGGCGGCTGTAATTGTAAAATTTATTTTGACCTGAACTGAGCTGCTAATTAGTGTCGTTTCGAGATACGGCGTTCCGGGAATAATGATCGCAGCTGGAGCGATTAGAGCTTCGGGAACTGACTCGTAAACCGACGCAGCTACGCCAGCGAGAGCGGTCGCAAGCGGTGCGCGGACGTTTGCTTGAATTGAAGTCGGCATTTATTGACCCATAGTTTCGACGTCAATAAAGGGAGCTAATAATCCGACGACACGATTCTGAAGTGATCGCCCTAAAATAAACGGCGACGGCTGGAAATCGACTTGAGCCGAAGTATTGCCCGGAGCTGTGATTGACTGGAAAACTTCTACGGCTACTACTAACAGCGCCGACTTTACAGGCGCTACGGCTGAATATAAATCCTCAGCTGTTGAGCCATTAAGTACGGCTAATCCAGCGGGAATCTTTGGCGTAAAAATTTGATCTGGTGCGGCTGTTGCTGTCGTGAATATGTATGGCGCGATTCTGTGATCGTTAACTGTAACTGTTAGATCAAACGCATTTCCGCAGCCTGAAATAATGACAGCTTGACCCGGTACGAAATAGTTAATCCGTTGAGTCGTATAAAACGCCATGCCGTCTTTGACTTCAATCCCTGTTACCGCTGACTGATAACCAGTTAGCAGCGGCAAAATAGCGCCCTCAGCGCTCGCGATCATAAGATCGAGATACGCGTCAGGGTAAAGAGAATCGCTAACGCCTAACACGGCGCGAAGTTCGTCCGCGGTAATAATTGGCATTAGCGATCCTCTCTCTATTCTGCTCGGTCGCCTCGGGAGCGAAACGACCGATGATTATTTCTTAGACTCAGACCTGATTCCAGCAAGCGCCGAAAGGAATCTTTGGAGCGATTGCAGCGTAACCATAGTAAAGAATATCCACGGTTCCGTCTGAGTTGATGTTGGTGCGAAGCTCAAAACGTGGGCTTTCGTACCATGTCCATGCGTCAGGGTTGATAACCACCATTGAGTTATCGCCGACTGATGTAGTGGCTCCAGCGTTTCCGATTGAACGTGAAACGAATAGATTTAAGCCCGGTGAAACTACTCCGCGAAGTGAATCGCCGCGAACGTTTCCTGCCTGATTGCTAGGTTGGGCTGCATTATATAGCGGTGTGCCATTGTCGTTATAGCCCATGATGTTAGTCCATTGTCCCGGGCTAACTACTAAGTTACGAGCGAAGCCAAGTGATGATGAATAAACAGCACCCGCAGCTTGTGAAGTGTAAGCAAGGAATCCGGTAGCTGAGTTAGCGTTAACGCCTGTTGATTGACCAGCGCCGACGATTGTTCCAGTTGCGAATTCGTCTGTAACTTTTGCGTAAGCAAATTCCAAATTCTGGAGTAATGCTGTTAGGTAGCTTGGATCGGAACGGTCGATGAGTTCGATCGTTGAAATTGCGCGACCTTTGAAGCTTTGAACTGGAACTGAAATATAAGTCGCGCTCAAGCTTGATTCTGTAATAGCTGTATTTTCTGCGATGTTCGCAACGGTTGGAACCGCTGTAACTTTTGGCAGCTCAAAAGTCATGCCAGTAGCACTAAGCGCTTCGCGAGATAGCGCGTCGATCATGCCGCGATCTGCGTTAGCTAGTGCGTTAATTACTGTGCGGCTTTGTGGTGTTGGAACCATGCCCGGAGCTGTTGATGTTGTGTTATCGGCAGCCTTGACATATTGGCGAGCGTCCTCATCGTGTAAAACTGACGCCTTAAGTGAATACTGTAAATAAGAAACCTTATCGACAATAGGTGAACGTGGCGCGGTGTACGCCATTGGAACATGCTTTGACGCTTCTACCGTTTCGGCAGCGGCGCTTTCTGGAACGGTAGTGTCTGACACTTGTTCTCCTTCTGTTGTTGGATTTGTTTCCTCTGTTTCCTCGTCTGTTTCGGAATCAGAATTCTCGTCTGTTGATTCGACTTCCTCGTCAGTTTCAGTTTCGCTTGCTGCTACCTGGCTAACTCGAGCGCTGTCGATTGCTGGCTCTGAAACTAAAGACACTTCGTCGAGTGATCCTTTAGCTACTACTAAAACTCCGTCAACGAAATCATGCGCGTTAACTTTAACTCCGACACTAAAACCATCGCGGAGACCCGTCGCGGCTTCCACTAATGCGTCGTTTCCGGCTGTTGTCTCCGCGATTTTAAAAGTCGCGTCGATTCCCTGTTCGGTTGCGGTCATAGATAAGACCTTTCCGATTGGTCGAGTGCGATCATGTTCTAGTAAAAGTTTTACGTTCTTAGTCGCGATAGATTCTGGCTTAAACGTTGTTAATCCTGCGGACGTTGATCCAGTTTCGTTCCATGTTACGACGCGTCCGGTAATAGTGCGAGATTCGCTATCGGCTGACGTAATTGTTAGCGGCATGTTTAGCTTCATTTAATCATTTCCTCAGCTTGTCGGATTTCCTCGACGCTGATTGCGCCGATGTCAAATAATGTTTTGTAAATTGCTACTCGTTCGGCTTCGCTTCCGCGTAAGTAATCCTCGAGTCTGAAATTGACTGTCTGTGATGACGGAACGAAGTCCGGCATAGATAAACGAGTGCTAATGCTTGTCATTAGTGGAATTAGTGAGAAATCTAAAAGAGTTTTACGCGTTACGTTGGCGTTAGAGTAAGTCATGCTCGATCCAGTTTCGGCGTCAACATAAAACGCCGGAATACCAATAGCGCGAGCTAGTTCCGTTGCGATGTACGAACGAGCAGCCGCGAGCTGTAATTTTTCAGGATCGAAACCGACTGTTTGTAATTCTACGTCAGCATTTAAAAACGCGGTCGAACGATTACGTCGAGCGACGCCCCATGACTCAAGCAATTTTGCAATTCGATCAGCTGGTAACGCTGTTCCGTTTGATTTTAAAACCATAGACGGGACAGGTTCGCGAGCATAGTTAGCAGCTGCTCGCTCTAATTCTGCTCCGGTGCGAATTGTGCGACCCGCGCGATTTAATAAGCCTTCGTCGTTGCCGTAAAAAACGACAAGCGATCCGACGCCTGAATCGGGAATCTGTTTTCCGTCGATTGTGTAATAGAGAACTTCGGTTCCGTTGTTATTTAAGAAAACGCCGACGCGAGTCGGGACGATTCGTTGAACGGAACGAACTCGCATAGTGTCCGCGAATAATTCTGTAATTTGCCAGTATGCATAGCCGTAAAATAATAAATCCTCAGCTGTCCAGACGTATGTCGCACTACCCGGGACGCGCGGATCAGGATCACGAATTACTCTAGGGCTTGGCACTTCTAGCCCTGTCGTATTGTCCCGGAGCTGTAATCCGATCGAAGCTATGGACGAACAGATGATCCCGCGAGCACGTGCGATCGTAGGAATACTCATAGCTTCTTCGCGCGTCGCCTGAGTAGCGCCACCGTTAAAGGTATAGATCGAATCTAGTGCGAATACCGGAGAAACCGAAGCCTCGACGTCGCTATTTTGGAGCGGCGTTACAGCTTCCACCTTTGACGCAAATAAATCACGAATACCCATAAGAGAATTCTGTCAGGGTTATAGCACTATGCCGTCATTATATCGAAGTCCATTTCTGGGCGTGTCGCGAAGTGCGTAACTAGCGCCGTGGCTACCGCAGCGCAGACCGCAGCTTGCGAAGCTCGACGCCCGATAACCCAGCCGCCGTCGCCACGCTTTAATTGGACAGCCGAAAGAATCTGTTTAGTCAGATCGCTTTGCCCTCGATGACGTAGCCGTCCGGAGTTAATCGCACCCAGTAGCTCATCGCAGCTTTGCGGATAAACGGAGTCCATGTCAAAAATTGGAATCCCTGCGGGCTGGAATCTAGCCGCTACCGCGCCGCTAGTTCGGCGGCTGTATAGCAAATACTCTAGTGGATACTTCCGACAATACTTAGCCGCTTCGTTGGCGATCTCTCGATCGTCGAGCTGGACGGAGTTTTCCCATGTATGGAGCAGCTTTACGACGAAACGTTCGTCGCCTAATTTTTGAGCTCCCACTAACGCGCAGAATTTGCGATCCGGTGAAATATCTAACGCCAGCCATGTCAGCTTTTCAGGATCGAGATCGACGCTTTCATCGTGGCAATTATTCCACTCGTTTGCTCCGATAATGCTTGAGATTGTCTGCACCCAGCGGCATAAGACTTCGGTTTGTACGACTTCCGGCGGATCATTTAAAACCGCCTGTATATTGTCGATGTTAATAGTGTGACCGATTGCCGGGTTAGCTGCGAGCCAATTAGATTCCAGCTGTATGTCGTCAGTCGGTGCGCTCCACTCGAAATAACCGATGTCGTCGTCCGCGCCAGCTGCGGCAGCTAGTCCACGCTCTCGAAACGCATTTAAAACGACCGAGTGCGAATCGCCCGCGTTTGTGTAGCTCATAATCATAGGATTCTTGGCAGCCATTAAGGTATATCTCAAAGAGGCGTAAGATTCTAAATCTTTCATCTCGCGAAGCTCGTCTAGGTGAATTGCCGACGGTGCGGAAACGCCTCGAGCAGCTGAGCCGCCAGCCTTTACGATAAAGCGGTTAATTTGCCCGGTCGTACCTTTGACTTCGATTTCCTCGGAGCCATGACTCCACCTAATACGCTGAACGCGCTTAGATAGCATTTCGGAACTCTCGATCAGGTTAACCAGCTGTCTAAATTGCTCTAACGATGTGGCTAATCTGTGAGCTGATCCGATTTGAAGTGGCTCGTCCCATAGGAATAAACCGCCTAAAATTCGGATTTGCTGCAAAAACGACTTACCATTTTGACGCGCTACGACTATGCAATTAGTCGGAGTAGCCCACCTGCCGTCGGGTTTATATTTGTGCGTATGCTCGAGAGCGAACTTTTGCCACGGCATTAAGCCGCCCGGAACAATATCAGCTGCTAAATCTATGAGATCGAAGCCCCTAGACGGTAAATCATTGAGCTGAGTGTGAATTCTCGGCGTCGGTGAGCCATAAGTGACAGCTAATGACGGCGGTAAAACCGATAGCAGCCGATTAGAGCCTAGTTCGTCGGGTAGTTGACCGATTATGACTTGATCGCCTTTAGTCATGACTTACGCTGACGTTTTCAGGGATATTTAGATCAT